ATTTAGAAACAAGAGAACCGAGCACTGTGGATAACCATATGATTGACCATGAGAGTGGTGTATGTTGTCAACATGTGAGGACATAAAACCGCTGACCCCATACTTATTAAGACGAAAATCGGTATGATGTATGCAGCTAAATCTTTCATGTTCTTGTGCATATATGTTCATTACCTCTATGACAGATTTCTTCATCAACGGATACGGCCGGTTTTTTTCAACACACCAACACTCATCCATTCTAACTCTTTCGTCACTTTTTTCTACAACACCTGCATCGTTTGAATATGTAGATGGTTGCCAAGACCAAGGATAGTTCATTATGGATTTGCATCCAGCCTCATCTAATATATTTTCATAATGACCAACCCAATGTGACACATCTTGCATAACTTCTTGAGCAATTGTAGTTAACATCAGAAACCCCCAGCCAAGAATTTTTTCCAATCTTGTGCGTGTTTAATATCCCAACTGCGATTATCAATTGACTTAATCACTCCATCAATAAATTGGACTAACGTTTCATAATATTCAATCTTCATCTCTATTTCCATAATATCTTCATCAGAGTTTATGTAAACACCGAGATCAGTTTTTAAAACTTTGAGGTCGAATGGTTTTGCAGCGTAGACCTTTGCATCAGCCTTGCCACCGTAATACTCCCACTTCTCACGATACAACCTCTTGTGTTGTGCTTTCGTTTGAAACATGAGCATCCGGTACTTAGACTTATAGTCTAACCACTTTGGTTTGATGATTTGATTTTTATAAGATTGTTGGTGTAAGTCTTCATCATCTACTATAATAAGGTCTTCTTTGGCTTCCGCCTGTAACTCACTTAACTTATCCATTTAATCTCCATTATAAAGTGTGTATTGAAAATGACTGATACGAGAATGAGGCATCTACTCTTATATAGTCAACGTCTGTGGCCCCTTGATCATATACCAACGATCCTAAAGATGTAGGATACATATCTCTAAATCTAAATTCAACAATTGGATTGTTTTTGTTACTCAAGATAGTTAAAGTGCTGTCAGAGGACATAACTCTATCACTCACAGCAAGTCCACTGGTTCTACTACTTGCAGAACTCGTTTTAGTATCTTCTACAGCTGTATTGTCTCTAAAATTTGTAAATTCTCGTCTCTCTCTAGGAAACCCGTGTCCAACCAACCAATCATGTAGAGTGATATAGTTCTCAAGATATTCATCAACAAGAAACGATATGGTGAAACTTTCGTATGTCAATTCGTCACCAGCAATAGGAATTTGTCTAAAAGGTGTGGGGAAAAGAGTTTCACCCAAAGTTATTCCTGGCACATTTGCTGCAACAGTAAAAAATTCAACTTTTGGAAGTTGATTTATTATAAACCTAAATTGGGTTGGACTTGCATAGTCTAACTTATCTGGTTGTCTTGAAAGTGGTCCTACCGTTGCCATATCATTTTCCTTTACCTATATTTATAATAAAAAAAGGGGGGGTCGATTGACCCCCCCAGTTTATAAGTCACCTTATTGTTCTTACATAAGGTTGGTGACTTTTACTCGACGGTAGTAAACGTTTACGCCATCGTCAATCGACGCATCGGTGTTCTGCGAGTCACCCGCCGCAACCGCACCAGCAGTCTGAGCGAATGGGTTCGCAGCCATTCCGTAACGTGTCTTGAAGCCAATCTTCGGCTGGAAGGTATTCTCACCAACCGCACGAACCATCTGAAGAGGAACGTATGGGCAGTAGAACATACCAGCGTCATACGGGGATGTTCCCTTGTAACCAACAACGTAGTACTGCGAAGCAGCAACGTTAGCGGCATACGGGTCAACGTACACTTTGTAGCGTCCGTTAAGAACACCAGCGAAAGTTGTCGTTGTGTCATCAACATTCAAGTTGTTGTTGAGAGCCGGGGTGTAGTCAAGGATACCAGCCATTTGCAGAGCAGACGCAACGTCAGCAGAACACATCAGCATGTTACCTTTACCACGGCGAGTCTGTTGACCAATCGCATTGGCATCACGCTCAATACCGAACATCAGACCCTTGAACTTCTCAACCGACCAACGACCATTGGAGTCTGTGTCCAAGTCGAAGATACCGGCAGTCGTTGTGTTAACCTGTGCGCCTTTAACAGCAGCAACATAAACACGGCGAACTACTTCACGGTTGATTTCAGCAAGAATTTCCGAAGACAGGATATTCGCAAGTTCCGTCTCAGCGTCCAGACCGTGGATCGCTTTGAGGTCTTGAGCAAGTTCCATCGTGTACTCAGCTTTCAGAGCACGAGTCACCGCCGTAACGGTTGACTTGTCGATGGAGAACGCCATCTCAGCGAAAGCGTTTGTGGATGTATCACCCAGCGCTTCACCTTGAGCAGTTGTCATACCAGTTGCACTTGTGTAAGTACCAGCAGAAGGACTGTCGTTCAGAACGGCAGGGTTTGTCTCTGTAGCACCAACATCGCCACCACCAGTTGTACCGGCGGCGTTCTGGTTAGAAGCACCCTGTTTACCAGGCAAAGCTTCGTCAACCAACGCTTCTGCACCGTCCGAAGACAGGAACGAAGCACGCATTGCGAAGATAAGACCTGTAGGACCAGTCATCGGCTGGACGCCACAGATATCATACGCAATCAGGTTTGGCATTGCACGGCGAACGAGCGAAATCAGGATCGGGTCCCAATTGTCAATCGAACCACCAGTGCTGTTAGTGGGAGCGGCTTCCGAAAGGAACGCACGATCTTCTCTGAGAGCCTTCTCTTGGTTCTCAAGGATAACAGTTGTGACTGCACGGCGATAGGAATCCTCAATCTTAGGAAGATCGGGGTGTTCTAGGACTGGCTGCCACTTTTCTTGTAGATGTTCTGTTTGAAACATTGTTGTTTCTCCTTTTTATTTCTCTACAGTTATTTATAAATTATGCACTTTTTGACCGACTGATTGCCGACATGTACGATCTAATCGTATCAGTCGCATCAATGTCCTGTGCAGTTTCACCATTATCATCATCAATTACAAAAGAACCTTCTCCACCAGTTTTAGGAAAGTAGCTCTCTTTCAATGTGCTAAGTTTCTCTGCGAAAGACTCTTCGTCAGTAAACTCTACGTCTTCGACAAGAGAAGAAAACTTCTCTGTTTCTGTCTCAGCAAGATCGTAACAAGCTTCTGCGATTGCTTTTTCTCTCGACAGAGATTCTACCACTTTCTTTTTCTCAACGTTTTCTTCAATAGTCTCGTTGAGTTTTTCTTCAAGCTCAGTGATCTTCTCAGCCTGAGCCTCTAGAACGTCATATTTCTCGTCAGGAACATCAATGTAATGGTCTTCAAACAATTGTTTCAGACCAACAATGAAGTCCTCGGCAATTTCACCCTTCAAGCCACGCTCGATTGCCAACTCGTTCTCTTGCATCCATTGCTCAACGACATAACCGAGATAGTCATCAACTTTTTCTGACAACTCCTCTTTAATAACGTGAGTAGCTTCTGCAAGTGAATCAACGTAACCTTCTTCCATACGCTCAATTTCACTACGAATTCTAGACTTAACTGCTGCTTCAAACACTGTTGCAGCTTTTTCCTTGAACTCTTCTGTAAGGTCTTCACCTTCCACAAGTGCTTCAACGTCTTCTTTAACACTAATTGCTTTGATCTTCTCTTCGATCTCTGCTTTCTCTGACTTGAGTTTCTTCAACTCTGCATCTTCAACAGATTCGTGAGCACCTTCTGGCTTCATCATCATCTCATATGCAGCACGAAGTTGTTCTTTCTTCATGTGCTTCATTTCTTTATGCATTGCTGCCATGAGAGCTGATTTAGTCTTTGGCTCCTCTCCCATATGAGAAGATTCTTCGATGACTTCCATGTCTTCTACCATGACTTTTTCTTCGATACCATGCTTGAACTGCACATCGTACCACTCAACGTGACCGTTTTCGTCAGGCATTGCATGAGAAGCATAAATTGGTTTACCTTTGCCCCAAACTGGATGTTCCACAACTACAGCGCAGTCATGGTCCTCAGAATGGCAAAGTTCTCTAATCTCGTCATCGGTGTAACCGATTTCTTCTTTTACCTTTTTGAGTTTAGCCATTTTTTCTGGGGCTCCTTCACTCTTCTGTTGTGCATCTCCACTAACTTCTTTTGCACTTTTTGTTGCAACATCCGTGGGGGATGATTTTTCTTCTGGGTCAACAACGGCTTTTCCACCGTCTTCTTCTTTAGTTACCCCATCAGATTTTACTTTTTTAGGAGTATCAGCGGGTCCACCAGTATCATCTGGTTGACTGGCTTCTTCTAGTTCCGCCAGAACCTCTGCTTCAAGCTCCTCAATGGTTTTATCTAATTCGGACATGGAATTGTCTCCTTTTTGTAATTATATTATTTATAAGTTATAACATTTTGAGGAATTTGGCGAACTCTAGTGCTTCTTGTTTCGCCTTTCTTTGACGTTGTTTAACATCAAATTCCTTTTTTAACTCTGCAACATGTGCTTCTACCAAAGACCCATGATTCCAGACCCACTCTTTTCCCTCCATAATGCCTTCTACAAAAGCATTAGGGGCGGAAGGGTCTGCTACAATGTCAGCAGCAGTTGCGAGGTAAAAATCATCTCTCACATAATTGGCTCCATTCTTTTGCACTAGACTTCCCATTCCTCTAGAGGAAACTCCAAGCTTGGCGCCTTCGTCCATTAGATTTTTAACGATTTCTCCCATCGGTGTAGACATAATCTTCGCCTCACCGATAAAATTTTTACCATCTGGTTTTAGTGATGTTATCATGTGTGACACTCTTTCGAGGTTCACGGTTGGTCCCTCTGGGTGACCAAGTTCACCAAACGCACGTTTCTCGTTGACGAACTTTTTATTGTACTTTGCAACTTCTCTTTCGAGAACTTCCATAGGATAAACACGGCCGTTTCGGTTCTTTACGTCTGCTTGCATAAAGATACCTTTGATTTTATAGTTCTTATCGCCGTTTTCTCTTTGTTCGCAGATATATTCTACTTCTTCTACGGCTTCTGAAAATAGTTTTACCGTTTCCATGTTCATCCCCTATGAGGTAAAGTTCTCGTCTTTTCGTAATTCGATTATCATTGATCCAGAGCTGCCACGCAAACTCAACTCCAAGTCACCAGAGGTCGCAGTTGTATTTGTTGCGTTATTGGTGATTGGTCCAGCAGTCCCGTCATAGTGTCCAGTTCCAGCGAGATTGATTGCAAGTGTATCAGATGATGCGCCCTTAAATTCTACAAACGCCCAGTTTAAGTCATCGTCTGCAACACCGCCAGTTATCTGCCACCAGATACGAGTGATATCCAATTTTGCACCATTAGCATGACCGTCAAGACCAGACGCATCTAGAATCGTATTGTTGGAACTTGTTTCATCATCCCAATTAACCAAAATAGTAACTTTACCACCAGCTCCAGCAGCATTTACTACCGTATCTTTTAATGTTCTGGTTGCGACTGCCATCCTCTAACTCCTTAAATCGAAAGCATTTCTTTTTCAAAATACGACATTAGTTCATTTTCTTTGACTTTGAACTGTTTCGCCGCATCTTTTATAGTTTTTTCAAAACTATTTAGGAAATCTGAAGGTTTAGAGTCCATTTTCCCAAAAATAAAATCAACGGCATCCTTCATCCTTGGAGATAGTTTTTTATACTCCTTAGATTTACGATGTTCATCTCTCTCTACAACTGTAGATTCATATATCTCCTCAATCCTCTTCACTTGAAAATGCTCCACTGTTAACAAAAGTATTTGCTAATTCTGCACGTTTTACTTCCAATGCGTCTCCAACTTTACCAGCAATTAAATTTTTAAATTCATCCTCTGCTTCTAGATTATTTCCATCTGAGATTGCATCAATAAGTTCTCTACTCATTTTCTCTTTCCTTTCACGGTTATACTTTTATCAAAGTCATCCTCTACTGGTTTTTCTTTGTCACCACCTTTGTCTTCGCCAGGTGGTGCTTCTCCATCGTACTTGGCAATATCATCTGCCGGGACCATTCCTCCAGCACCATCTTGAGGATAACGTGTAATACCATCTCCAGCATCCGGCATATCTATACCGCCGTCCATAGGATCGGTGTTAATCTCTCTTGCGATTTGATCACGCATTTCTTGAACTTCACTGTCAGTCATGCGAAGAACACGTTTAAGAACATATTCCTTACTGAAGAATGTGCCAATGTAAGATTGAATTTGATCAAGAGCATCAATACGATCTCTCAACAACTCTGCATCTTTCAGCTCTGCAAAGTGTCCATCTTTCAAGAAGTCATATTGAATGTGTTCTTTCATATTATCCCAATCTTCAGAGGCAATTACACCTTTTAGTAGAAGTTGAGTTTTTAATACGTCTGTAAATAAAACTACAAATTTCTTTCTAAGTTTTTGTATGAACTTAGTAAACTTCAGCTCATCTCTTGTGATTTCTGTAGTTCTACCAAGACTAAAATTATTCTCTGCCTCTAGTCTTGAAATAGGAACATTGAGTGACCGATAAAGTTTTCTTTGGAAATAAACGATATCATCAATTTCACCAAGATTTGAACCACCCGGCAGTGTTGTGATTTCTGTACCTCGACCACCTTCACGGCGGGGTAGCCAGAAATCTTCCAACATACTCATATGATTTCTATCGTCTCTAATCTCACCAGTAGATGCATCATACACCAACTTGTTACGATAACGATTCATCACATCTTTAAGATATTGCTCTGCTTTTACCTTGGGTAGATTGCCAACATCAATGTAGAAAATCCTACGCTCGGGCGCTCTCGAAATGCGATAGATAACCAATGCATCTTCAATCATCCTTAGTTGATTTACAGGTTTAATAGCCTTATGAAGATAAGATAAAACCTTTCCACCATTCTGGTCAATGACACCAGATGGGCAATATGTTACTGAATCTTTTGCAATTTTAATTCCTTGACCAGTTCCACCATAACCAGCATGGGCTAGACCCTTTTCGTTGTAGACATAATATTCGGTGATGTTCTTCACCACATCTACACCTGTCTTTGGGTCTTTCTCCTTTTTGACTTCTCTAACCTTTTTAATTTTTGTTGGATCAACATATTTTAGTGCGATAATACCTTGTCTTGGATTTTTCTTATCTATGACTTTGTGATAAAAAATTCGACCATCAACATACCACCTTCTAAAAATATCAGAACCTTTCTCTTCAAACTCTAACAATGTTAAAATTTCGTCAAACTCTTTTCTGATTGCTCTTTTAATTTTATCTGGATACGGTAATCTATCAAGACTAATAGACACCGATTGAGAAACTTCATCAAATGAGATTGCCTCATTGACGATATCCTCAATAGCACTGTCACACTCTGGTTGTTGTGCAATATCTCTATATCTGCGAATAAGGTCGAGTTCTGTTCTCTCTCTTCCATTCGTATCAAGAATGGATGAAAAGAAACCACCACCGGCAACCTCTATTGTCCCATCGTCGGACTCAGGAGCGGTGAATTGATCACCGCTCCCTTTACTCTTTGCCCGAGTAATTGTGTATCCGAAAAGTTCAGCCATAATATCTCCCTACTTCTTTATTTAGTAGGATTATATTACTCAACAGGAGAGCTTGACCTACTGTCTCCAACCTCACTTGCTAAGAAGTGTTGATATCTCCAAGTGCATTCAAATGTCTCAATTTCATTTGTAGTTTCCATACTAAGGTCAACGGTGCCAATAGACTGCGGCCATGCGTTAATAAACTTATATGCTTTGAGAATATTGTCGTCACGATCCAATTGAAACACTTCTAGATCAGCCATGTAGTCAGCAGGATCGTTAACACCTGTTGACAACTCAAGATCGTTGATACCGTTAGACCACCGCTCCAATGCATTTCTAATAGAGAAACTTGTATCATTGAGAAACGTTGTTGTCCAAGCATCAGCAAACTCTCTGTCACCAGCAATGTAAAGCTGACGACCTCTAAAGTTAAGAGCAAACTCTCCAAGAGTCGTTGCAGGCAAGTTCGTTGCAGAACACAGGAATGAGGCATCTCTTGAGTTCAGTCCAATAGCAATACCTGTAGGTGAATTGATAGTGATCCTAAATTGGTTTGCTCTCGCACCACCGCCCGCTAATCTGGCTCTAAATTC